AAGACTGACTATTGATTGTTTTGATATTAGTTCCACTTACAAGTAAATCTTGTTTAGTAGCCATCTCTTTATCAAGAGCATCAATCTTGTTTCCATCTTCTTCTTGCTTTGTTTTAATAATTGATATGTCTGAAGTATTAGTTGCTACTTGAGTAGATAGAGATTCTACCACAGAAGAATCAGCTTTACCAGCAAGTTCTGTTTTTGTTGCATAATCTCCTACAGGCTGTTTAGTAGCAAGCTGCTCATCAACATAAGTCTTATCTGCTTTACCTGCTAAATCTCCAGAAACCTCTGCTTCACTTACAAAGTTAGAATCATTAGTAAGCTCACTAATTTTAGTTGGAATATCACTCTTTAAAGCATAATCACCAACTGGTTGGTATCCAGATAAATCTACAGATAATTGGGATTTATCTTCATTAAAAGCTAATGGAGCTTGTGGAGTAAATACACCTTGCTTAGTTGCAAGTTTCTCATCTACTTCATCTTTAGTATAACCTTTATTAGTAAGATCAACCTCAGTAACTTTAACAGTCATATTACCATTATTTACTAAGATTGCATTAATAACTACTAATACACCATTATCTTGGAAATAATAGCCATATAAATCAATAGTTTCGGGATGCTCAATAGTTGCAACAGGAATAACTATAATATCACCTTTATATGTAATCTGGCAGAATAAATAGAAGTCCAGATTAGTTCTAATAAAGTCATAGATATGTTTCTGTCTTACAGGATCATTCTCATCTAAATTAAGTAAGAAATGATTCTCAAAAGCAGAGATTACATTATCTATAATAGATATATTCTTTCCTGCTGTAAGCGTTCCTTGTTTTGAAGCTATCTCTTTATTAATAGCTGTATTTAAAGCATCAATTTCAGCTTTAGTATATTTATCTGCTAATTGTGCATATAGAGGACCATTAACAATACCAGCTTGATTAGTCTCTGTATTATATATTGGAAGTTCAACTGCTTCTCCAGTTTGATTACCAAATACAGGAGCTAAAGTAACTTTAGATGGGACTGATTGAATATTAATGGCAGGTACTATTGAAGCTGCTCCAGATAATTCAGTTCCATTTAAAGATGGTTTGTTACGAATAGTATTATAATCTGCAGAAATAGTATTCTCTTCAATTACTATACCGTCACCTTGAACGAGTGTATTTTGCTTTCCAGCAGTGGCTTCAGTAATCTCTGTAGTTACCTCTTCTTTAGTTGGATAGTCAGCTAGTTTCTCAGTAATCTGATTATCAACATCTTCAATAGAAGGAATTCCTAATTCTTTAGAAGGAATATTTCCATTTAATTCAACCCCATTGATTTCAGGCTTAAATTGAAGATCTTGATAGTTACTTGATCCTAACTGAGAACCATCCATAACCTTAACTTCATCATCCTTGTCAATAACAATAACTTTAGTCACATTTGACTTATCTATTGTTTCGACTTCAAGGACATTAAGATAGGGAAGAATTGTCTTTTCAGTTTCGTTTGCCATATTATTTTTCTATAAAATATAAATTATTCATTATGTGGTATATAAACAAAATAAGGGGCAAGTAAATTAATACTCGCCCCTCTTTCTGTTATTAAGCACCTACAACGCTTTGGATAGCTTCTGCAGATAACTCATAAGGATAAGAATCTGAATCTGTTGAAAGTGTCAGAGTATAAGCATTCTGATCACCTTTAGCAGTACCAGTAACACCCGTACCAGCGGAAGCGCTTACATAATCATCTTTACCTAAGAACCAATACTTACCATTGCTATCTTCAACAACAACTGCAAGCTGACCAATTGATAAAGCTGCAATCTCTACTCGTTTTGCTGTTTCCATCTTTGTAAATACAAGAGCAAGCTCATTACTTACATAATTAACACCAGCACTTTCATCTACATTTAAAGTTGAGGTTAGAGAACCAGTAGCCTTTCTAAATTGGTAGTTATACCATTTAGCTGAAGACTCAAGAGTAATAGCTGAAATCATATTGCTCTCAGGATCAACCGTTACACTTTTAACATCTGCATACTGGGTAATCCATACCTGTTTGATTCCACCCAATGAAGGTTGGCAATCAAGTGTGATTCCTGCGATAGTTATTAAACAAGCCATAATTTCAATATCATTTAGAAGTTAATAAAATCTATTGAAATTAAGCCTTGGCACCTAATACTACTTCGTCAGGGAATGCAACCTGTACACCAGCGTTAAATTCAATAGCTAATCTAAATTCTCTGAAATCCTGTGAATACCACAATTCGAATTTCTCTTCATCGTTCATCATATCTACACCATAGAAGAAATTCTTGTCTAACTGACCAGCAACAATCTTATCAGTTCCATTAAGACCATTAACAGCAATAACCTTAACCTGTGAACCAGGAAGATAAATCTCACCATCAAGGCTCTCTCCGCTATAGTGGAAATAGTTCTTCTCAACAAGTTCATTTACGAACTTACGGAACATATCGGCACCAACAAGAATCGAAGCACCATCAAGAACCTTCTCAGGAATTGCATTATAAACTGCCATAATGTCAGTATAGGCAGATGTTCCAGCAATTGTTACATCAACAACACCATCAGCAGCACCAAGGATCTTTAACAGACCATCAAAATACTTCAGGTTATTAGTTTCTGAAGCCGTATCACCCTGCCAGATAGCTATCTCAATAGCCTCTTTTACGTTCTCTACAACAGCATTTACGAAATCCTCTTCAAAAGGAAGAGTCTTCTGACCAGCGGCTACCTTAACTGCATACTGAGTCCAGTATTTCAGCATAGCCTTATCGCAATATGCCATATTAATCTTAATATTACCAGTCTTAAGAATTCTCTGAGAAAGAGTCTGAGTTCCAGACTCATCCCAACCACAAGTAAGACCATCACCGAACTGAACATCGGTAGATAACAGGTTAAGAGCAGCATCAGTTTTAATATCTGTCTGAAGATTAAATAAACTTGCACTCTTAGCTTTTAAAACCGCTTCCTTAATAAGAGGGAGACGTCTTTGCTCCACATAAGCAGGAAGAGTTGTCATTACAGGACTATTTGCCATAATTATTTAAAATTTTATAAATTAACCAATAAAGTTTTTAAGCTTTCTATCTATTTCTGCTATCCCACTTATAGGAGCAGTTGTTTTATTTTCAAGTGTTTCCTCTGCTGAAAAAGCAGCACTCATCTTACTCATTTTTTCTACAGTCTTTTCAGTAGCTTCTGATTTTCCTTCAAGTTCTGCTACTTTCTTAACAAGCTTATCTACAATATCGTAAAGCTCATTAATTTCGCGATGAATAGCGTCGATTGCATCAGTCTCAGTTTCTTTAACACCGTCTGTTTCAACAGCAGGATCAGTAACTTCCTCAGCTTTTACTTTCTTAGTTCCACAAGCAGCATCAACCTCAACAGTTCTCATACCCTCTTCAGGATCAACCTCAGCTTTAGGATCAGTAATGGACTCTACTTTACCGTCTTTAACAACAATCGTTTTGCCATCTTCGGTAACATACTCACCATCAGCAGCAGGTGCATATTCGCCAGTATCGGTATCCATTGTATATACACTCATACCTGCCCTTAGATCCTCATCCTCACTACCATCGTAAGTTAGAACTCCAGCACTAGTCTTAACATCGTTAAATTTTGCTAAGAGTTTACTAAGTTCGATTCTCAGTTTAGTTAATTTGTTCATACTTAAATTTAAAATTTTTATGATAGTTTTGTTTATTTTTGCAACATTTTATAATAGCACTATGATCAAAATTTCCGTTTCTTTCAGCGTCCATAGCAGATTTCCAAGTGCATATATAAGTATCATTAATATCTGTCATAATTATACGTTTACTTACTTTTTCTTTCTGCTGTTCAGTTTGTTTAGTTCCTAATCTACATTCTCTTAACTTTAATTTTGTTTCATCCTTTAATACTCTTCCAGACTGTTTTAAAGACATTTTGTGTTTAGATTCTTCACTGTGTTTAAATCCAGTATTAGAACCTCCACCTTCATTTAAATTATAACCATTATTTAATGTATCAAATAACTGAATATATTTAATTTCTGCATTATTTAGTTGTCTTTTCAATAATTCTGTAGAAGAACAACAAAAGATTTGAAGAATTTCCCATTTAAAGTTATTGAATCCATATTTCCTAATCGCTCTATGAAAATATGTAAGATTAGAACTGTATTTATGTTCATTCTTTCTTCTCAAGAAATTATTTGTTTGTCCTACATATTTATTGCCATTTATAAGATTTGTTGCTAGATATATAACTCCACTATACATTCTATTTAACTCTTTTTATTTTTCTCAACATTTTTTGAATCTCTTTAAGTTCCTCATATTCATCAGATTGTCTTTCTAAAGTAAACAATCCCTCAATAGAGAACCCTTTAAACTTGCCAGCTTTAATTGCATCCCATATAACAGGATTATTTACTTTATAAGTAGCAAATAATGAACCATCTGGACAATCAGCAAATTCAACTGGATTAATTCCTCTATCTATATCTTTAATATATAGTTCTTGAAGAATTATTCCAGGAATTACTGAATCTTCCAAATGTTCAATATTTACATCAGTAGTTCTCTTATCATACATCATTTTTTCAGCCATTAAACGGAGAGTTTCTTTATCATATTGAATATAATATTCTCCGTTTTTACTATCCCGTCTAAATATAGGTATATCACATACCATTAAACAAGAAGTAACTATATGTTTTTCTTCATCCATCGAGAACTTCTGAGATTCCCCAAAAGCAAGCCAATTAACTTGGGTTGCAGGTTTACTGGTCAATGCTACGAACTCTATTCCATCACAATCATCAGCAATAATTGCTTGATATAATGGAAGATCATTATACATTTTTTCCATTTTTTATTAATATATAAGCTATTTTAAAAATGTAATATTGTTACAATCTTTTATTTTTATATATTTATATACTATCAAATGTCAAGTTTTTTACTCAAATTTGTATCTAAGATAAATAAATTTTGACATAGCACTACTATATAAGCACTGATAATCAGCAACTTACATAGTAGTGTGTCATAAATTTTACTCACTTTAGAAACTTGCATTTGATTCTGTAACTGCAACTTTAGTTTGAGCAGTAGTAATATCACTCTCAACTACATAACATTTAACTGGTTGATTCAATTCATCAGTCTCTTTATTGCCAAGTAAGTTTCGAGTATATTCTACAGGAGCTGTATTTAAAGCAGCAGGAGCAGTAGTTCCTGCATCACTTCCAGAACCTCCAGATGAAGGAAGCTGCTCATTTTGGATAGCTTTTACATTAGCAATACCAGCTATAACAGCAGTAGCAGCTGCAATAGGAGCAAGAATAGGTCCTACAAATGGAATACCCACCATAGCTTTATATGCACCTTGGGCAGAACTGATAGTATCAATAATAGCTTGAGTAGTAGCTAATGCTTTATAAACTTTAAATGATTTCTCTCTTTGCTTCTCTGATTTTGAATCATCACTAGCTTCTTGTTTAAATACATTAGCTAAAGCTCCACTTAAAGAAGAAGCTACATTCATAGTAGCTTGAATAGCCTGTTGCTTTTTAGCTTGTCTATCTTTAAATGCTTGAAGATCTGCTTCTTCTCTTGCATTAGCTGCTTCTGATAAAGCTATATCATTAGCTTCTTGCTGTAATTTAATTGCTTGAGATTGATTGGCATATTCTTGTTCAGTTATCAGCTTATTGTTATATTGCTCATCTAAAATAGCTTGCTGTTGAGACATCAATTCATTCTCTCTTGTAATTCTATCTTTAGTGAGATTATATAACTGTTCATTATAAGCTAATGTATCTTGATATTGTCTTTGAACATCTTCTCCAGATTGATAAAAATCCGTTGAACCAAATTGTTGAACTCTAGTTTCATAACTTCCAGATTTACCTGCAGATAATGCAGCCTCTTTATTTGCAAATAATTGAGATTCCCTATCTTGCATTTCTTGTAATGCAGATAATCTATTTTCTAAGTCTTCTCTATAACGTTCATTATTATTATCTAGTCACTCTTTATTATATGCATCATTTACCTGCTTTAATCTCTCATTATATTCTTTAACTGTTATTAATTTGAGATTATAGGCTTCTTTAAGTGCATCTAATTGATTCTGGTAGTTTCTATTTAATTCATCAAGTTCTCTTGCTTCATCATCTAAAAGAAGTTTCCTATTTTCTTCATAGAAATCGTTAATAACTTTAAGCAGATCTTGATTATGTTTCTTTCTATCTTCTATATTCTTTAGATACTGGGCTTTAGCATCTTCTCTCTGCTTACGTTCTGCAGCAATCTCCATTAACTTAACTTTTTCATAAGCTTCAGCAGATTTTTGCATTAAATCATTTCGCTTCTCAAGATATGTATTATAAATACCAGAAGCTTCATCATAAGCCGCTTTTTGATCCTCATTTAACTTACTTAAAAAGAAATCAACTTCATTAGAACTATTCTTTAATCCTCATTGTATTGCTTTGGAATAATCTTCCCAAGTTTCATATCCAGATTTCTTAAATTCTTTTTTGAAGTATTTATTACTTTTAAGTATATTAGTAAATGAGTCAGAATATGCTTTAGTTACACTGCCAAATTGATGAAATAATTCAGCATCTAAATCTCCTAATGCTTCAGCATAATCTTTCCAAATTTGTATTTCACTTTTTTTACCAGCAGCTAAATCTCTCTCTCTTTGTCTCTCCAATCCTGCAATTTCAGTATTAGCTCTGGAGTAACTTGTTCCTCATTGATCAGTTATATCTTTTAAACCAGAAATACTAATTTTTAAATCATCAATTCCTGATGCTGCTTTAATTGCAAAATCTATTAACATACCAAGAGCTACAACTAAAGCTCCAATTCCTGTAGATATAATTGCAGACCGTAGCACACCCATTGCTACAGATAATCCTCCAGTTGCAGCCGTAGCACCACCCATTGCTACAGATAAGGCTTTAAATGATTTTACTCCATTAAGAATACCTTCACCTAAACCTTTTAATCCTCCAATTCCCTGAACTATAGCAATTGCTGCTTGCAATTTAACCATAGTTTTTTGAAGATTCTCTGTATCTTTTCCAAATAAAGTGAATGCTGCACTAACAGCTGAAACTCCTCCAGCTAAACCTCCTGCTACTTGATTTATACTGTCAAACGCCTTAACTGCATTTACAGTTTTACCTTGCATAGATTCTGTAGCAACACCTAACTTATTTTGAACATTAACAAGTTCTTCAAGCTTTTTAGTATAGTCAGTACTACCAATCTCAAGATCTTCAAGTTCAGCCGTCAAGCCAGCTACTTCTTCTCGTAGCTGCTTGATCGACTTTGAACTGGTTTTAGTATCTACACTAATTACTTTTTTAATTTCTTCAGCCATATTAGTTTATAGTTACGTTTTTAACAGTATCTTCTGTTAGTGTTAAATTCTCTGTATATTTAACTGTTCCTGTTGGTCCGTCAGATACTCTAAATAAAAATTGAACTCCATTTTGAGCATATATTCTATAACTTCCATCATCTCTCATATAAGTGACATTTAAGAAATTATCATTTTCAGTTAGAATCTGATTAACGCCAGAAGGAATACCTCCAGTAGAAGTTTGAAGCTTTCCTGTAATAAGAATAGCTTTATTTGGGTCTGGAGTTTGAGTAAACATACATTGAGGGCCATTTATACTTCCTTGTTTATAAAGACTAAAATAGAAACTCCTTTGATTATATGTAGTATTCTCATTATATGTAACTGTCAATTCTGTTTCTCCAGGCTGCCCAGATTCAGGTGTAATGCTTACAATTTCATTTGGACTATATCATCCTAATTCTCAAGGAATATTAGAAGTAACTGTAATCTTTTTAGTCCCAGCTTTATAATCTACAACTGGATCTGAATCGTCAAATGATATATACTCACCTAAATTTTGAATTCCAGCTAAATAACTATTAATATCTTGAACTTTAATAAATTCACATCTAACTGTAGAATCTGAATTAATATCATAAGCATCAATCTTATTAAGTACCCAGTAAGAATCTTCAAAATAATAGAACTGTCTAAGTAAATCATACTTAACATCTAAATCATCCAATCTTACAAAGCAGGTAACTTTTTTAGTATTTACATCAAATTGATCATTATAAAATTCACTCCAGAATCTACTATAAATAGTACTTCCGATATTATAAGTTATATCATCAATATAAATCTCTTGTGGTAATCCAAAATCTCAAGAAGCAGTAACATTAGAGGACGAAACGGTATACCTTGTAAATTGAGGTAATACAGTTCTCTTTATAGCAATTTTATTCCCCCTAATATCTTTCTCACTTTTAGTAGATATATAACACATTTCCTGATCATTTAATATGTTCATTTCTGTAAGATCATCTGTAATTCAATATGTTACTTCATTTCCTTTTACATCAGTTAAAGGAACATTACCGTTAAAGAATACTAGGGATTGAGAGATATCCTCTAAAGATTCCTCATTACCATCAATTGAGAAAAATACATTTTTGGCAAATATATCATTACCTGCGATTTTATATCATTCTGTGGTTTTAGAGGGATCTATAAAATTAGCTCCGTATAACTCTTGATCTATAGTCTTAAGTTCAGTAGTGCTATTATTAAATAATGTATAGGTAATATTATCATTCATAAATGCAGGAACTACAAGGGAAGAAGAATTGTAAAAATTTCTAAAATATTTATTTCTCCATCTTGCAGAAACTATATTTTCATATATATTATCACTATACAGTTCAGTTGTTTCAGAATTAAAATTATAACCAGTATTTAATCTTTGTTGACCATATAATATAGAATATTCCTTATTGTATTTTTTATAAAAATAAGTTTCTGGACCTTCAGAACTCATTCTATATCACTTCTTATCAAATAATATTGGATTTACATTGAAATCTTTAGAATAATCTATTCTCTTACTCCAATCAGAGATTATATTCTTAAAGAAATTATTTCTAGTATATATTCTAATTGTTTTACTATCAATATCTTTTGTAAAATATAACCCAAATAGTTTTGCATAACTCAATAAGTAATCAGCAGGAGATTGTTCTGTTTTTAATAATAATTTTTTAGTTAATAATGCATTACTTTGAAGTACCTCTGTAGAAGTAGTAATTTCAATGGGAGAAGTAAGATCTACTATAAGATCTCCTTTTGGAATAGCTTGGTAATCCTCTCCTCTTTCTATTACTTCACTTAATAATCCAGTAGGTCTAACACTATTTCCAGTAGATCATACAACATTAAGTTTAATTTTAATTTTATTAATTGGAATTTTAAAATTTGTAATATTAATAACAAAATCATTAGTTAATGAAGAAGTATCATAAAATACATTATTTTGAAAATACCCAAAATGATTAACCCCATTAGCTATAGGATGTGAGTAGGTTCCTGAATTTGTAAATCTATGTATTTCAGAAGTATAAATAGTATCATCTACTTCATTAGTAATTGTTAGCCAAACATCAGCGTATCCTCTATATGCTGAATAAAAAGGAGGAGCAGAGGAGCTAAAATACCTTCTAAATCCAAAAAAATATCTATCCCCAACATTTCCTGCAGTTCGATTAAACTTTAACTTAAAATAAAAAGTTGTAGAAAGGCTTTTTCTAAATCCAGCCTCACTTAAATCAATTATTCCAGAATCGTAAACAATATCAGGTGATGCAATGGATAATTTTAAAGGACTTGATGTAGATTCTCCTTTATTTATACCTACCTGATAATTATATTTACTATCTTCTACTAAAAAGCCAGATTCTGTTACATCTGCTTCGTCACTTACTAGATTAGATAATAAAGGTAAAGCTACAAAGGATTTACTTCAATACGGATTATTTCAATTAAAAAATGAAGGATCAAATACTACATCATATCCAGAATTCTCTTTTCTACAGATAGTTTCAATTAACTTACTCAATTTTAAAGCTGGCCTCTGCATATAACTTCTAAGATCTCTCATCTCCCATTCTGTATATGCTCTATTTAATTTAGCTAATCCATATCCATTATAAGGTGTATATGTAACTCCTGAATCTGTCTTACTAGTAGGAAATATACTATTTTCATTAGTATTTATTAAACAACTTTCATTATCAAAATCTTCATATAAACCATTATATGCTGGAATAAATGTCAAATAATCATATATTTGACTTCCTTCATTCGTTTTACTTCAGTCAAAACAAGTATTTACAAAATCTTTGTTAATATAAAAATTAAGTTCAGTATCAGCAGGAAGTGTATTCCCATCTTCATCAGTTACAAAGTATTGTAAATCAGCAAGAGTCCTAATAGTACCATCTTCTTTATATTTAAGTCCATAGAAGAAATCTCCTAATCCTCCATATAAAGTAATATTATAAGTAATGACAGCTTGTTTTATAGATATGCTATTTAATTGCATATATCCAGATTCAACTAAATAGCCATTATTATAAATTCCAAAATCAACTCGTTTTGAAGGATCAAAATATACTCCAGAGAAATTACCTTCTTTTATATGGAGAAATCTATCTAACTTATAAATCTCTCCAAAAATCTTATTATTATTCTTTGTGCCAGGTATAGAAATCGTTTTACTAAACGAGTTCTTGACTATAGTGGGGTTTTGGAAATCCTCAACAGTATATGTCATAGGAAGACTAATTCCCTCACTACAGTCAACCTCTTTATTTGCAATAAATAGTTTAATATTCTTTCTCATAATTATTTACGATAAGTATCTTGAGAAGCTTCTACATTAATTGTATAATAGAACTTGTTTTTACCTTGATTAGTATAAGTTTTATATTCACAATTTGTATCTGTAATCAATACTGGAGTGATAGTATTATCTTTAAGATTATGCAAATATACTTTGGTACTCTCAATTAGATTAAACATCTTAGAAGCTTGAATATCATTTAAATAACCAGTATAAAGAACCCAGCTTGAAGTTATAGTATTCAAATACTTATTTCTTGCAAACTCTTGTGATGTATTTAATACCTTGCGAGTATATGTTTCAGATTTAATCTCATCATTCTTTCTAACATTACCCTCAACAAGTAATGAATCCCATCCACCTGCTGAATTAGTATAATATAGCACATAATCTTTACCTGTAGTATCTATATCATATCTAATCTGTCTATCACTAATATTTCCACCTTCTACAAATCCTACTATTAAATAGCTTCCACAAGGCCATAATTTATTACTTAAATCTTCTGTATATGTATATCCATTAATTCCAGAATTTAAACTAATATCCATAGCAGATTGTACTCCATCTATATAAAAGAATCTATTAATAACTCCAGTTCCAGTTGGTAGAATTCAACTTGATACTAAATACTGCCTTGGATCAACTAAACCAGTAATAGGATCACTTAACATAGTGCCTTTAGTTAGATCTCTATCTTTATAACTCCAGTCATTGAAGAAAGTAATTGGTTTTTCATTTCCACTAGATGTTATCAAAGTAAATGATTTCAAATATTCTGGAGATATTATAGTTTTAGAAGTATTAAATATAATTCCATTAGATAGATAATTTTCAGCTACATTATTTAATAGAAACTCTACTCTATCTGTTTCAGGATATTTATAAGCCTTGCCAGCATAAACCATATCTCCTGCATAATCTAGATGATATTCAATAAAATCTGAACTGATTATCTCATTCCAAACATAATCTTTCCAAATAGGAGATATATCAGATTTAACAGATTGTGTAATATTAATAGATAAATTAATAATACTTGAACTATTCTTTATAACAGATACTCCAATAGTTGCTTGTCTAGAAGATAAACCTGAATTTTCTGCAATGTTCAAACTAATAGTTGCTACACCTTGAGGATTCACAGAGAACTTCTGACCACTAATCCAACCTACAGGAATACTAAATACAACATCATCTAAGTTATTTGAGCCTGTACCAATTATATTTAATGTAGATGCAGTTCAACTTACTTCATAATTAGTATTAGGAATCATTAAAGATGTTGCAGCTTGTTTAATTGGAACTGTAGCTTCAAGAGTATAACCTCCAGAAGTTGTTGCAGTAACCATTGCACTAAACTCTAAATTATTAGTAGTTTTATTCTCTGGAACAGTTAATACAAAATAGTTATCAACAATATCCTTTTTAATATTACTAGCTTGAGGGCAGGTAACATTAAATGAGGTAATTGTTTCTTCTGCTTTAGTTGTACTTAAATGGAATTCTTCAGTAACAAAAGCAGATGCTCCATAAGTTCCAGATGAAGGAGTTACTACTAGCTTTAAATCTTCTGGAGTATTACTTTTTTCAATTTTAAAGCCATAACTATAACTAATAAATTTATTAGTGTCATAATAAGCTCCTAATTGGATAGTTCCAGTTAAATCTGTATTCCATTGAGTATTAGCTCTTACTGTGAATTTAAACTTAATAGAGCAAGAATCCCAATCCAGAACTTCCATATTAACTAAAGCTGTAGCATTAACAACTGCCGCATCTCATTTAATAATATCTGATCTATTTAATATATACTCTACTGTATATTCTCCACCAGTATTTGGTACATTAATACTACTATTAGCAGGATAATATCCAGGAGCTTTACTATGTAAATTAATTGGTAAATCTTCCCCTAATAAAGCAGTAGTAATACCTCTAGGATAAAAATGAAATACAGTAGAAGAATCAGTAGTTATTGTTGTAGGAGATAAAAATTGTATTGTACATCCTTCTTTACTTGGATCCTGTATAGTTACATTTAAAGGCCCTTCTTCAGTATAATCATCTCCCCAAGTCCAATAATCATATTCTCCAGTAATTCCCCATCCAGGATTATTCCATTTAACAGGAAAACTCCTTGATGCATTATATATTCCTAATTTACTTGGTATAAATGCCATTTTTAAAAGTTTTTAAATACATTATCAACTTGTGTTTCTAAATCTTTTGTAATTGCATCATCTAATAACATATAAGCATCTAATTCAGTTAATGATTCCTCTAATATATGTTTGCCTTCAATTCCTCTTTTGGAAATCTTTCTTGCTATTAAATATGCTAATTGATCAATAGTTGGAAGTAATCCATTATATGGACGAGGTAATACAGGCTTAGTTTGTATTCACCTTTTTATATCACTGATAGGAGGAAACTTTCCTGCATTTCTGCCATCCTCAACATACTTCCAATAATCTTGTATTTGCAAACTAACTTCATATACTTCATCTTGATCTTCAACTATATAATTAAGTGTATTACCAAGAGTTCCCGTATCATCTGAACCAGTTTGTAGTAATTTCTGCCTATATATAGAAAGTAATTGTTCTCCATATTGTTTTAAGACAGCTTCTAAATTGGGAAAATCCAAAACTTGATTTGCCATTTTTACTAAAATATATCATTCTCATATTGAGTATCTAAACACAAATAGGGAGATTTACTCCCTATTTAAGTGTCAAGTTTTTTACTCACTTTTAGTAGTTAAAATAAATAAAAACTGACATTTTAGTGTTTAGCTTTTCAAAGATCTATTTGTCTTTTTTCTTCTTTCCCTTTATCAAGTAAGTAGCAAATAATATTCAAAAACTCTTGAATCTGCATATCATATACTTGATGCCAGTTTAACCTTGTTACTTCACTAACTCTGTCTATTCAACAAATCCAGTTCCATTTTTGACTAAATTCAGAGTTTGTCTCGCTTGAACTATCCTCTTCCGTAATTGATGTTTCTTTACTGGATCTTTCTCCTTTTTCATCAATTTCTTCATCTCCCGCATTGAAGAGATTAGGGTAGCTATGGTTAAGCTCTCTAATAATTTGCAAAAAAAAACCATTACATCAGTAACAATAGTAATTGGAATCTTATCATATAAATCTTCTGCTAGTTCCATTACATCATAACCCTCATTATACTTCTTTCCTTTAGGAATTAAAAAGCATAAGAATATATACTTCTGATTCTTTTCATAATCTTTATAAAAGTTCTGAAAATCAATATACTGAGCAGCAGTCATATTTCTGAGATTTAATTGAACTGTATATTTATTACCATCAATATCATACTCAGTTTCTGGAACTTTGGATTTATATTTATTTACAATAAAATGAATCTTACTAAGTTCTGCAGATAATTGATCTACGGTCATATTTAATAAAGCATCCCTTGCTTCATCTGGGTTATCTGTAAGTAATGAGTAGATCTCGATACTCCTATCTAAATCTGTCATTTTTACATCACTCATAATAAATGTATTTAAAGCTTGGAATTTCTTTAAAGATACTTCTTCCCATTTAGTTGCTACATTCATACTATTTAATTTTAATATTATAATGTCCTTTGTTTGTATTTAATGAGTCATAGGCTAGCATTAATGAAATTACTGTATCATCATTAAATCCAGATGGAGCATTATAACTAACATTTCCAGTTTTTGGATTATATGAAGCCTCATATAGTCTTAACTCATTTAAAAGTTTATCATCTTTTAATAATTCTATCTTTTCATTCTCCAAAGCAGCTTGAAGCTTATTAACTATATCTGCCTTACTCTTATTAGTAGTTAAGAATCGTATAATCCTGATTTTCGGATTCTTCCGAACTAACATATCATAGAAGACACTACCAATTGAGTTTTGTTCAACTTGTACAATCTTTATAAATCCTTGATACTCAGTTAGTATATTTGTTAATAAATCAACTTGCTCTGTTGGAGTTTTATCGTTAAAATACTTTATAAAGACCATTTGCCCAGATTCATTTAAAGCAGTAACACAAGTATAGTCTTTACCACTTCCAGTAGCCCAGTCTATTCCTATATAAAGACTCTGATAATCTGGTTTTTTCTCAATTATGCAATTAGCTATATTATTAAATAAACATCCATCATCATCTGCAAATTCCCCTAAATATTCGGTTCTAAATTTATTTTTTGAGGTTGTAAGTCGATACATCTCTAACTTCTCTTTATCTAAAAGCATAGATGTATCTTCTAAAGCTCAATCAAATGATTTATAGAACTTGTCGTATTTTGGATCTAACCCTTTAGTAAAGCAGTCATAAAAGAAACCCTCTCGAAACCTTGGAGTACTAATAATTAATATTGGAGCAGACCACACATCAGTAGTAGGTTTAATAATTTCAAATACTTCATCTTTTAAGTAAGCAGCCTCATCTAATACAAGTAATCCACTTACAGAGAATCCTCGTAACGAATCCATTTGTTCTCCAGATCTAAATAATATAGAACTGCCATTATTAAACTCTAATTCAAGCAAAGTTTCATTCTTACGTTTAAGAATATCTGCTTCAGCTATAGCATTAACTATTTCTTTAAACACTTTTCTTGATTGTCCAAGAGTAGGTTCTACTATACAATTGACTGTTTTTGGATAGTTAATTGCAAATCGTAATAATTCATTTTCAGCTAAGAAAGATTTACCTACTTGTCGTTTAGCTTTAATTGTAAATATCCTTCCAGATCTATAAGCATCTGCCATAGCTATATGAACCTTATATTGGTACATAAATGGCCTATATCCTTTATATATCCTTGTCATTTATAATAGGATCTCCAAATTTAAATTGGCATTCATTATTTTGAATATTAACTTGAATTTCTGGTTGATTTAATCCAAACATAGAATTTATTGTTTTAATAACCTCAGTAGCAGATCTTACATCATTTTTACTAATAGCAATATCCAACAATGTTTCCAATCTTGTTAATTGTATATGTCTTAAATTCTTTATAAGATTATCATTTTTATCTGCAATAATCTTATAAGCTTCTCTAATATATTTAGCAGCAGTAGTTTGCCCAACTCCATATTTAGTTTGAAGTTCCTCACTTACTTTATTTCTGGACCACCCTTTATTAAATAATCTTGCTGCATAAAGATATTTAGTTTTTTGTTCGTCTATTTGATCCTCTTTTACTTCTTCCTTTTTCGGTCTCCCTATTTTCTTCGGCAGTTCCTGATTCTTTACTTTCATTTTCCTTTAGTTTTTCTTGATATTCAAAATAGATTGGGGCAATCCTCTTTATAAGATTAAGTATACAAGTAGCACAAGCTACGCTCATTCTATATTCTTGTTCAATTAAACATTCATAAATCTCTTTAAGCTTAATTACATCCTGCTTTTGTACATTTCTGCAATAATTAGACTTAGTTGCAGTTACAAATCTATCTTCAAATCCTCTTAAATATTTAAACTGCTCTTCTGTTAATTGTTTCATAATTAGCACTTTTTAGTATAAGTAAATATAGAAATTAACTTTCCATTCTTGTAGTGATAAATAACTTCTGTTTCCATAAAATATAATTTTTAATCAATAAGTTTGTATATAACATCTATCAGCTTAGTAGATGCATCTTTTAATAATATCATAATATCTTTAATAATTGGAGTTATAAATGCTAATAGTGCAATATATCCAACCATTAAAATTGAAAATTGACTTGTAATAAGAATATATATTAATCCAATTCACCAAGTCATACATAAACTGCAATCTAAAGGTTTTAGTCTTCAATCTTCTTTATAAGGCATACCTTTAAATAGTCTTTTTCAAATACTATGTTTAAAACTATCCAAAGCCCCAGATAAATCAATTATAAAGACTATTATTACTGCTATTATAAATAATTCTAACATAATCTTCATACATAATTATAGCCTGTTTTATATTTGCCATATAAACAAGCTCGAATTGAATAATCACACTTACCTAAAGCTTCTGCCGCTTCTTTAATAGAATTATACTTTTTAATTAAATTTCCATTAAGATCATATTGAGCTACAGGTTTTGAAAGGTAAGAAGAAATCTTTTTATTTCTAGTTCCATAATTTGTATTATATTTCCTAGTACATCATTCTAAATTTTCAACTCTATTGTCAGTCTTATCTTCATTAATATGATTTACTTCTGGTAAATTATATATATTTGGTATAAATGTTTCAGCTACTAATCTATGTATAGACTTCATTTTAACCTTTCCATTTTTTCATAGTCCTACTGCTAAGTAGTTATTTCTAATAGTGGGGTTAATAAATTTATTTGTCCTTATACTATAAACTTCTCCGATACTATTTACTTTATAAAGACCTTCATAATTAGCTATATCCTTCCACATATTTTATTTCTAATATTACTTATACACCTTGCTATGGTAGTATGACTAATTCCCAATATTTTTCCCACTTCTCTATAACTGTGATATTCAGCATATAATATGATTACTGTCTTATCTGCCTTATTAAGCTCAAGTCATTTTGGATATATACTTAATAGTCTATCATCCATATTTGTAAACATACTATAGTCTATTTCATACTCAGTAAGTAAATCGTCAATATTAATCTTCCGTTTCATTTAATCAATCCTCCAATTCGTCATTTTGTTGTTCAAGTGGTTCTTTAACAATCTCATAATATTTCTTATAGGTATAGTAATATCTACTTGTTTTACTAAACCAATAATTCTTAAATAATCTTGTAATCCAAAATTTCAATTCATTTTTGCTATCAAGCTGATTTAATTTTGGATTTGAATACTCTAGTATTTCTACAAAAATCATTTGAACACAGTCATCATCTGCACCAAATTTTTGCTTAAGTTCCATAATAAATGGATAGTACTTTTCTACAATTTCGTTATTACTCATATGTTCACATATATCCTCCTGCTGTTTTTCGCTGCCCTTTAAGAACCTTTACAATATTTCTAGATTGTATATTTAGTTCTCTCTCAGCATCTATTGCTGAATCCCATCTTTTAATAACTATTCCATTTAGTAATTGCAGTATTGGTTTCTTATGACTATATCCAGCTCGCAGATTATGAGTTCCATAATTATTATTATAATTATAAGTACACCGTTCTAAATTACTTACATTATTATTTGATTTATTTTCATCCTTATGATTTATACAAGGATAGTTATTCGGATTAGATATAAAAGTTTCAGCTACTAATCTATGTATATAACACTTCTTTTTCAAATTTTTATTATATAATGTTACTGTAAAGTAACCATTAGTTTTTACTTGAGGTTTTAACCTCTTTGGAACTGATGCTCTTAAACTTCATATTGAGCCATCAGTTCCAATTTGGTAGTTTTCAAAATTAAGTATTCTTTTATAGGCTATCATTTGCTATATAATTACTAAATTCTGTATTTACATCTATCTTAATGGCTTTCTTTAAAGACAACTCTGTTTTTAATGAATAGCCATAAGTTCCTCCAAAATCTGTTGTAGAACAACCATATTTCATAGAATCCTTTATAAAGGCTTGTTTTATATCTTTAAATATATATACTCCATCATCAAATATTATTACTAATATAGAATTATTTCTTGATAGCATATCAAATTTATCCCTATTAATAATAGTGGTTGGATATTTATTAGAATTGAATCTTCTTCTTTTAACTTCAATTATATAATCAATTCCATTCCAATTAAATGTTCCATCATACCTGGAATAATCGTCTTTACATCATTCTATATCTATATTAAATTTCTCTTTAAATAGATTCTTTGTAAAGACTAAACTTCTTATATCTGTTTTCATTATTTTATATTATTAATTTTAAGTGTTAAATCACAATATTCTTCATATAAATTAGATACTTCTTCACTTGCTGGATTAACCCACATTACTGAATCTAATTTATGTTTTAATTCTGCTCTTTCTAATCTTAATTCAAATGTTTTATGTTGTCTTTCCTGATAGACTTCATTTACTCTAAAACCTGCAACAATTGAAGATGCAATTAAAAGACCAACTAAAATTTTATTTATTTTTTTCATAATTTTATTATTTAATATGTTAATACTTGTTTATTATTGTACTACAAAGATAATACATTTTTATTCAATTTCCAAATTTTTTAGGTATTATTTTTATTATTTTCAAAAAAATATTACTATTTGTATTTTTATTATATATTAATAAAAACAATATGATTTACGTAATTAAATTAACTAAAACGAATTTTATTAAAGTTGGTTACACTACTAATATAAGTGGCAGACTAACTGCTTATAAAAATACTATTCCAAATGAGATGATAGAATTTTTTATAGCAAAAGAAGGAAATAGAGATGATGAAAATTATTATAGAGATAAATATAGAGCATATAAAACTAAGAGTAATTCAGAATGGTTAAAACTTCCAGATGAATTAATTGTAGAGCTATTAGCAGATTTTAAGAGTGCAAATAATATAAAAATAAATAAACAAAGCAAAAAAGAATGATATAATGAGAATATAGATAAATTAGTAGAATTGTGCTTATCTGGAGTATCATTAAATAGAGCTGCAATTCAATTAAATGCACTAAATTGAGACTGAATAAAATATGCTAATCAAAGATACGAAAAAGAGAATGGCAAAAAATTAACAAAACTTTGGGTAAGAAAAATCAAGAAAAGTTTTGCAGAATAAAAATTTATTATTATATTTGTAGTGTAAAGAAAAAAATAATTTTTTATTAAAAATAATACCCGAATTATTTGGAAATTTAATTTTTATGTATTATATTTGCAGTATGAAACTAAAACTAATAATTCTAGGCAGGTGAAAGTCCTGCCACTTTTTGAATCTTACTGTCAAGTTTTTTACTCACTTTTAGTAGTAAGAAAATAAAAATATTGACAAAAACTTTAACTATTTAAATTATTAAAATTATGAAAACATATTTAAACAATTTGATTAATGAGTTGCCAACTAACTGCTTATTTGATAAAGGAAAAGTTGGATGTGGAGGAACTTCAATGGCAATTGAATGTAATAAGCCTTATGTTATTTGTGTTCCATTTACTAGCTTAGTTGAGAATAAACTTCAACAATATCCAAATGAAAGACGTACTGAGAAGATATTTGGAGTTTATGCTGGAGTTACTATTAAAGAGATTAAAGATTACGTAGATAGTGTTAAATGTCCTAAAATTATTGTTACATATAACTCACTTCCGAAGGTTATTTCTGCAGTTAATACTAAAGAATACAGTTTATTAGTAGATGAATATCATATACTATTTAATCAGTATAGCTTTAGAAAGGATGCTATTAAACCTGTTTTAGAGAACTATAAATTATTTAAAGATTTTACATTTATGACTGCAACTCCTCTTGAAGAAGAATTCGTATTAGATGAATTAAAAGATTTAGAATTAGTAAAACAAGAATGGGATGATGTTATTGAAACTAAGGTACAAGCCGTTAAATGTAAGAATGTTGAAGCTTCAACTATTAAATTAATTAATGCTGTTCTTAATAATCAAGTTGAAGGTAATGTTTATATATTTGTAAATTCTGTGGACTTTATAAAGAATCTTATTCAGAAAGCTAAACTTACAGAAGAGAATACCAGAGTTATATATTCCAAAAACAATAAAACCAAATTATCAATTCATAATTCTACAGTATTAGATGAACCTAAGAAAATAAATTTATTAACTTCTACAGTATTTGAAGGTTCTGATATTTATGATGAAAATGGAAGAATTGTAGTAGTAAGTGATGCTCAAAAAGCACAAACTCTTCTTGACATCTCAACTTCAATCCAACAGATTGCTGGCAGAATTAGAAATAGTAAATATTTAAACTGGATAACTCATCTTTACTCAGCAACAAGATATGCAGATATTAGTTATGAAGACTTTAAAAAGAAGAATATCCAGAATATTGAGGAAACTAAGATTGCTGTAGATGCTTACAATGCAATGCCTGAAGTTGCAAGAAAGAAACTTAAAGAATTTACATCTGATACTTATATCCAAGTAAATGATGATTTTACATTTACATTTGATCCAAATATGGCTAAGGTAGATATTTTTAACTTTAAAGTGACAAGAGGTTTATATTCTATTAGAACGAATCTTAATAAAGAATATATAAAGAATGGATTTAAAAAAGTAATAGAATGTGAAGACAACTCTATTAAGATTGATTTTGAATCTGATAATAAACCATTTAAAGAACTAATTAAAGAAGTTAGAACAGAATGGGAAAATAAATTTAAACTGAATACTCCACTCTTAAATGATGCTATTATTAAATATCCTTGGTTACCAGAAGCTATTAGTAAATTAGGATTCGAAAAGATGGCAAGCTTGAAATATTGCATTTCGGATATTAAAGATGCTCTATTAAAGAAATCAAATAAAAGTGCAGATAATAAAGCAGCTAAGAAGTTAAATCAATCAATTACTCTTGGAATGTGGTATTCTAACGCTGATATTAAAAAGTTTGTTAAAGAAGCTTATGAAATTAGTGATATTACTATTACTCCAAAAGCAACAGAAATTGATAAATATTATGAAGTTAAAAAATGCCAGAAAAGAGTAAATGGTAAACAAACTGAAGGTTATGTAATTATTAATAAAAAATTTGTATTTAATAAATAAAAATATTATATTTGTGATATGGAAAGTGATATTAAAGAAACAATTAAACAAACAGAAGAGTATATTAAAGAATTGGATAAATGAATGCTCGAATGTAAAGAGGCTACTAAAAGATTTGGTGATATTATAGATAAAGTATTAAAAGATAAAGATTATATGTTTATTTCTAAATTTGATTAATTATGGATGATTATTTATTTAAAAAGCTTGAAGAACTAGAATATAGAATAGTTCAACTAGAAAACCAGAATAGAGGTTTAGTTTGGGAAGAAGTAAAAGAAACACCCAAACCAGAGATTCCTAACGCAACATATATTGACTAATATGAAGTACTTTACATATAAATTATGCTTAAATGGAGTAAATTACGTTTATGTAATTCCCGAAAATAGTAAATTCTTAGTAGATTTACAAACTGGAGAATTAATACCTAAAGATGAGAAATTATTTGAGATAATGGAATAAACAAAAAGGAGGGTTATTTGCCCTCCTTTTCTTTTTTATTAACATATCTTCACTTGAATCCTTTAGCTGTATTTGCTAATCCACCACATACTCTACTAATAGCTCCTCTATCAGTTCCTACAGATTTGGCTGCTTCTGTGCAACTTTCATACTCTTGAATAAAATTACCATCTAAATCATACTGAGCTACTTTACGACATCTTTGTTTGTTATGAGCATCTACTTTAACTCTTCAAGATTCTGGGCAATTATGTTTCTTTCCCTTATTAGAATTAGACAGTTTCTTCTTTCATTCAGAATTAAATTTGACTCCGTAATTGCCTCCTTCTCCTCCAGGTTTCAAATTTAAACACATAGGATCAGTGTCCCATTTATCTCCAATTAGTTTGTATTCTAATTTAGATAATTCATCTGCATTAGTGCAAGTTGCCAAAATAATCTTTTGGTATGCATTAGGGAATCTTTTGTAATAATTAGTAATAATCCTTCCTGATCCTTTATATGGATCTTTATTTATGTCTTTACCTCTATAAATCCTTTTCCCAATATAATACTTGCCTCTTAATGTACCTGCAGTTAAAATTATTTTATAACAATAGTAAAACATTATATAATAGTAAATTTCTGTCGTCTTTGCATCCCGTCTTTATTCTTTAATCCCAAGTGTATTCAACTTGCTATACCATTCCTAGGCCTTTCATATATCAACTGGTCGAAATCAAATTCTTCAATAGCTTCAGCAATCCAACTTTGGAATACTTTCATATTACCATTAATTGGAGATATATCTGCTGCATACCCTGTTAAATGAGCAGAAGTTGAAGATCCTCCTACTGCTTTATTAAGCTCCTTATTTCTAAAACCAGAGGAAATCCTGATGCCTGCGTTACCAAGCTGATTGTCATCACAATACTTTGCCCATCTCTCTCTTATTGGGTCTAAAAGCTTCTCGACCAACTCTATCAGGTGCTCTGTTATACTCTCATCTGGAGTGTTATCTATATGCTTAATTGAAGCAGTATCAGATCTTGTTAATTCTTCGAGTGTGAAATACTTCATTATTTAAGTACATCTTTAATCATAACGTATCTATAAAATAGATGTGAAGCTACACCTATTACAAGTAATACTACAGTAATCCAAAAAGGAATTACTTTAATTAGTAAACATATCAGCAGAATAATAACTACTGCAATTACATATTTTAACCAATATTTCATATTATATTTTATTTAAAATTATACTTATCTGTATTCCAGCTCTTCTTAGATGTACTCAAGTATCATAAGGCATAGGTGTATCACAGAATGATAAACCTAAAATGCCAATATCTTTATCCTCAGTCTTTAAATAAAATACTGCTATTTCATTCACTCTGTTGGATTTAAATGCATAATATAATCTTGGATCATCTGCTTCTAAACTATCTATATTACCAAACCATCCATCATTCTTAGAAAACTCTATAATTGAAGTATAGTCAGATAACAGGAAATCTTTATAATGGCTACTTACAGGTCTTATTCCTGGTTTTACTTCCTCTGCATTCATTACTCCATAGGTAAATGGAAGTCCTCCTAATCCAGTAGTTCCATTATGATATTCAATAACCCAAGCTCTATCAGCATTGGTACTTTGAAGCAATTCTTTAAGCTTATATTTAATCTTCAAAGTTGCTTCATTTCTTGCAATAGTTTTAGAATTGTGAGTTTGTTCAATATAGGTTACAACCTTATTATAAACAATAGAGGGATTAAGTGTAATAACCATTACATAGGATATAAATATTAATCCAATCCCTGCTTTAAATATCTTTAGTAATCCATATTTATCTACTCATTCTAATACCTTTCCAAACCAGTTTAATTTATTTTCCATTACATATTATCAGAACAAGTACCCAGAGTATTGTCTACAGCTAAATCAACTCTAACAAATACTCCAGTACAAATATCTTTGAACTTCTGATAAAATGGAGTAAAAATTAAAGGATAAGAAATATCAACTTCTGGATATTGGTTATTAAATCGGTTAATTATATTAGTTAATGCTAATATTCCAGCTGATTGCTCTTCAAGCTGATTATTATCAGTCTCATCCCATCTTGCTATAAAATAGAGATTTAAAGAGTAAGTAATAGTATCCTCATCCATATTAAATGTATTTGGAGTTATATAAAATACATTATATTCAATAGTTGGGATACTATTAAGTTCATATATATCCTTACTTCCTACAAAATTAATATTGGGTTCTTCAAGAGCACAAGCTTTTAAATTGTTTATTAATTCAAAATACGTCATCTTACTTACTCTTTTTATTGTTATCACTTGAAGGGAAATCATAAGCTCTTTGCAGAGGACCTTCACAAGAATTATATCTCCAACCTTTACCTCTAGCTCCACCTAACCAAATAGTACAAGATGAACTTGAATACATATTTGGATACATATCTTTAAGAGGTTTATAAGAATACAATTCAGGAAAATCATTATAATATGTAATTACCCAATTTTGTAATCTCGTTTTAAAGAAATCTGCTTTATCTCTATAATATTTCTTAATAAGATTAACTTGGCTAATATCAGAAGTTAAATCTTTCTCATCATCAGTCCTCATAACCCCAAAATTACTCAGCTTAAATGAGATGGGTATAGTAATCTCACTTAATACTTGATAAAGTAAATAAGGCTGAATATAGTAATCTAGCAATTCTTTATATCTATGATTTTCTGGGTCATCTATTGAAGTAGGATCATAAATAGGAGGTTCTATTGGATGAACTGGTTTATTTGGATCTTTTCAATCAATTACTAATTTCTGAATCTTTTCTAAGAGCTTAGTTCCAATTAATGACTGAAGCTCAATATCTTGTGCAAGTTTAATTGCTGACTGAAGATATTTACCAGAAACATTATTGTCTAGATTAGATTCTGATTTTATATAATCTTCAGATATTAATAGTACATTTCTATAATTATTTTCCATTATTCAACTTGTTTAGTATCAGCTTCATTAAGGCTAAATGGTGAAATTGTGATTGAATTCTGCATTCCAAAGATCTTATCAAATGAATCACAAATCTCTTTCTGAATAGGTCTAATCATAGTTCTATTATAAAGCTTGAATGAAGATTCAAATTCTTGCTCATTAAAACCAGTTGAATCTGAGTTAATTCCAAATAAGTTAGGATTAGCTCTGAAGGCACAGAATATTTGATCTCTGGTTCTCTCAGATAATGATTGATATTTCTCATCAAAATCATCAGAATCTAATCTTTCAATAGTAGTCTTATTTGCCTCATCTGCATTATATGAAATCAATATTCTGCCAGCATTCTGATAACCAGAGAACTTCTCATTAATATTCCTCTCAATCTCCTCTCTAATTTCATCTGTAGGTTCCCCATTATTAAAGTTAATAATAAGATTACCCATAAATCCATTATTGATGTTATTTAAATGGAATTCATTAATATTTTTCTCAGTTTCGCAAGATAAAATAGCAGCCCCATAAACAGGAATAGGATATACTCCTCTTGTTATATAACCTTTATTATAAAATATACTAGCTGGATTTTCATCCCCAGCTCCAAATTTTGGATATTTTATAGCTTTTACAGACCAAGCTGTCCAATCAGTTGCATAATATAATACATCATTCTTTTCACTCGACCTTACATTCATAAAATCAATATGATAGATCTCTGCAACTCTTCCAAGCATATCTCTAATTACTTGGATAGCATAACCTCCAAATATCATCTTATCAATAGTGATTTTTCTCATTATATCAACTATTGTTTCACCTTTCTTGTTTACAACTACCTCAAATCCTGGAGCATTACATTTAACATCATTACCAACAATAAAGTCAGCAGAACCATTAATAATAGATTGGAGAGTAGCAACATTTAAATATAAATCCCATAGATATAATGGATATTTGTTATCTTCTCCTCACATTATCATATCAGAACCTCTTTTCCTTGTTTCCGTTGGAAGAACGATGTTAGATTGAATGAAAGGATCTATGGCTGAGAGTTTTAGATTTGATTTTATTTTATTTTCTTTCATAGCTTATATATTGATTTTGTCTATCATATTGGTATCTTTGATTTTCATAATCCCCAATTCTAATTAAACCAGTACTAAGAATTGGAATAGGTTTTCCAGCTATCAGAATTTTAGTATTTGTAGTTAATATATTATCATAGGTGACTAATACATAGCTATTGTACTGATCTTGATATATGTTATTTGGGTCTATGACGATTTCCCATTTATTTGGGTTATAAAATAATACATACTGATACTCTCCATCTGGTGTATTATCATCTAACGTTATATCAAATTTATAATATATATTTTCAGAATAATTCTGATTATTTAAATTATAAATATAAATTTGTTTTGTTACAGTATGCTGAAGAACAAGACTATAATTCATATTTTCAAATATATTTTTTATATGTGGGAATTATGCCTCTTAAAGCATTATATACACCACTTCTTGTAAATTCGTCTTCTAGCTCTCTAATTCGACTATATTTTTTAATTAGTTTTCCATCTAAAGAGTATCTGAGAATATATTTATATTTGGGATTTGGCCTAGTCTTTCAAGCTTCTTTCATAGCTTGTTTACATTCCTCACTTCTTGATTTTCCATATAAAGGATGAAATTCTCCAGATCTACAATAATTACTAGTATGTTTACCGTAATTTGGATTCTTTTCCCCTCTTTTTGCTTCAGACAATCTTTTTCTCGTTTCCTCAGTTATTATATGTCCAAATCCACCATCTCCTCCATCTGTCATATTATATCCATTTATTTTAGAATTAAATAAATTAATATATTTCTTTTCAGCTTCATCTAATTTTCTATTTAATAAACTTTCTGAGGTACAACAAAATACCTGTATAGCTTCGATAATAAAATTTTTATCTCCATATTTCCTAATAGCTCGACTTAAATGATAATCCAAACCAGATTTTGCTTTCAGTTTATGCTCAATGAACCTACGCTTAATATCTCTGGTGGTTTTTCCAATATAAATCTTATTGTTTATTAAATTAGTTATTTTATAAATTGTTCCACTTTGCATAATTTTACATTAGTTTTACATATCTTTTTCTTAAAATATAAACCAATTTACTAATGTATTAAAATAATTAAAGGAGACCTAAGCCTCCTTTAATGTCAAGTTTTTTACTCACTCAAAGTACTAAGAAAAAATAAAAACTGACAAAATTTATGCTGATGCTAAAGTTCAGTTTTTAGATGTAGCTAATGATTTCTGTTCTTCAGTAAGTGCATTATAAACATCTGCTGCAAATGTAATAGTTTGAGGCACTTCTCCAGTTAAATCAGCAGCTTTATTTAGAATATTATCAATAGCCAAAGAATTAAGACTTGGCAGTTTACTTAAATCTAAATACGTTTTTAACCCTACTATTCCTCCCATATCAGTTATATAAGTATTATTGGAAGATCAGCTATAAAATGGCCAATTAGAAAAGTTTTGTCCTGCTGCACTTATACTTGTAACATCTCATTCAGGAAGTTCAGTTATATTATCAGGTAATTGTTCGTAGAATCCTCCTATTTCCATATTAATTACATTACCCGTAATATTAAATTTCATAGTTGGCAATATTGTCACTCTATCTTTTTGAACTCCATTAAACATACTAGACATATGAATTGAACAACTTGATCTAGAACTATTAAACTCAATTTCATTTACATTAATAACAGAGTATGCAAAAGTACTGGTAAAACTAGAATTACCATTCTCTTCAATAATAAATTTTTGAATTATTGGAGAACTGTCTTGTATTTGAGTATTATAAAAAGCAAAGTTAGCATTACTACAATATATTTCTGCTGGAAATAAAATATCAGAACATTTAATTTGATAAAAAGTATACTCTAAATTATAATTCAAAATATTAAATAGACTATTTAAATTTATTGTTATACCATTTAAATTTGCGTCTTGAAAAAATCATTTTGTAGAACTAGTATCATCAAATGAATATGTAACATTATCATATTGTTCTTGTGACATATTAGAAAATGCAAGTGTTAATCCATAATCATTTAAATTAACCTTTCCTCCACCACCTCCAGAAATCTGTCCTATCTTATCTGCATAGCTTCTAAAGGTATCTGAATCTGATACAGCAACACCTTTAGCTACAATAGCATCTTTAATGGCACTCTTAGTACCTTCAAGATACGTTAATTTATCAGAAATTGTATTTGCCATATTAGATTACTTCACCATTAATTGTATCAAGAGTAGTTGAAATATTACCAATCTGAGCTTGAACTGCTGAGATTTCTCCATCTAACTCTGTCATCTTTGTATTATATGCATCTGTAGTTACATAGTTTGATAACTCACTTTTATCTGCTTTAAGTGCAACTTCATCTTTCGTAGCTAATCCAGATACATCAGGAATCTTATTCTCTACAGCTGTAAGCTCTTCTTTAGTAGCAAAATCACTAGTATCAGGAATTTCTGCTTTAGTTGCATAATTACTTAAATCTACAGATAATTGCAAACCTTCTCCATTTCTATGTAAAGATAGAGGTTGATTAGCTTGGAATACTTCCATCTTAGAAGTTTCTAACTCCTCAACTTCTCCTTTAAGATTAGTAATCTCAGTATTAATTGGAACAAGTTTAGCATCAATAGATTGATCTACTAAAGGGGGAACTTGCTCTTCAATACTTTCTGTTACTTTAGTATCAATTAACTCTTCTGCTTTCTCTTCAGAAATGTAATTACCTTTAGGTTGGAATCTTTCATCTGCTTCAATCTTAGTATAAGAACCAACAGGAAGTTGTCCAGATTCAATACCACATTTCTTACTTACATAGAAAGTCTGTGTATTTTTAGTATTCTTAAGTATAATCATAATTATCTAACTTTTATTGATTCCTCATACTCTTTAGAAGCTTTAATAGCTAACTCTTTATATTCAGCATCCTTATCTAAAGAGACTTCTGATAGATGCTCTAAATCGCAACTTAAAGGACAGATACATTCAGTAAATGAACTGTATAATTTAATATCCATTCCTTCTTTATAGTTAGTAAGTACATAACCTTCTTCTGGACTAACTACTTTATATTTTTCTTTAATTTCAATTTTCATAATTATGCAACTCGATTTATGCTCCAATTCTTTGAAGCGATTAATGATTTCTGTTCATCTGTTAATTTATCATATGCAGTAGATTTGAATGATATACTTGTATTAGAACTTACTGCTGTGCCAATAGATTCTGCTATATTTTGTAATGAATCTGTAGATAAATTTGGAGATTGTGCAAAATAAAGAACTCCTCCTTTAGTTAAACTCTCTCCTAATCCATTTAAAGCTCCTACAGTTACTAATTCTGGACAATTTGCAGCAAAACTAGTACAATCTGTAACAAGATGGCAATCTATTTCTGGTGTAGCTGTTAATCTACTACAAGTACTAAACATATAGCTTATATCTGTAATTCCAGTAAAGGTAAAATTACTTGGAATAGTTGTTAGATATAATGCTCTATGAAACATATGATTACAATCTCCTTTAAATGGAATATTAATCGTTATATTATCTATATTAGTAGCTCCATCAGCTGTCTCTGCAAATGCCCATTTTGGATCTACTAATACAAGATTTTGAAAATTATTCATTACAGAGAAATCATTATTATCTATTTCTACTCCAATAAATAAATAATTTGCACTTACTTCTTTAGTAGTTGTAGGTATTTTAACATTAGATAAAGTAGCACTATGTATTGTTTGACCCAAAAATTGAGATTCACTATACCATCTTCCATATGCTTCATTAAGATTAGTAATCTCCTGGTTATTTAGATCAAAATGAGATGTTTTAAAAAACCCTCCTTTTCTACTTAAATCTCCACTATTTAACTTTACATCTGCATATGTTTGAGCAGAACCTATAATACTACAAAGAGGTACACCATCTATATTAAGGGCTAATTCACTTAAATCAGCAGTAAAACTAATTACTGTAGAAGTAAGGCCAGATCCTCTACCCATTCAATCCCTTTGTATATCATTTATAGTTCCATCATAACTGCTAAATACATAACTACAAGGATCAACTATTGTAGTGCCTTGAGGAACTGGATTAGCAACTGTAACTATTTGTGGATTACAAGGATTGATAGGCCAGACTTTGGTACTGCCAATATAAATAGCAGTACCTTGTCTGTCACCTACATAAAATGTTTTTAAACCATCTCTAATATTCATATTATTCTACAATTAAATATTGTGTATTAGGATCTTTAGTTGATAAACCATCATACTCTGATTGAGTTAGAACAGTAATAGTATTTATTTGAGGTTGGGTTCCAGTTCCAGCTTCAATATAGTTTCCAGCAGGCTGAATACCTAAATCTGATAAACTCTTATTGCCAGATAACTCAACAGAATTAATCTGAGGTTTATTTGTTAACTGAGTATAATCGGTAGTCCCTCCACTACCAGATATTTCAAGATTACCTTCTCCTAAAATACTTTCACCATTAATAGTCTTTATATTAGTCCCAGAGACTAATTGCTCCTGATAACTATGATAACTAGTATCTGCTGATACTCCAGTTGGAGTAATAGTAGTTTGAACTACAGTATGATTAGCTGTAGTACTTTCAAAATGGAAAGTAGCTTGAATATTTTCTCCTGAAACAAAACATACTTCTGGAGCTGCTATATCACCATAACCTAGAATATTTACATAATAAAGCTCAAATGGTGTTTTATTAGCTATAGCATTCTTAACAGCAGCGAAATCTCCAGAAAGATGAGTAATGGAATTTATAAATAGAAATGGAATATTAGAGCCACTTTCAATTTCTATATTACCTTCTCCAAGTAAAGACTGACTATTGATTGTTTTGATATTAGTTCCACTTACAAGTAAATCTTGTTT